GCTGGTATTTCATACCAACAATGTTAAAATCTTGCGATAAAAGCATAAAGCACCCAACAAAGGTGCTTCGGCATCAAACTGCGCAAGCATAACAAAGTTGGGTTGTCCTCCTCGTATCCAATCAAACCGCACTTGATTGGGAGGCTGCCGAAGCAGCTAAAGGACTCACTACTATCAGAGCTGAGGGACATCACGCTCCGAGTGGGATAGTAGTATAGCGATAAACGCGGGGGACACACAAGAAGAAGAAAACTGTAAAATCCGGCCCGATACTAAAGTACCGGCGGATGAAAGAATTGTTTTCGTCATTCGAGGATGTAGCTATCGGGAAATATCTCATCATCACAGAGATACTCTCCCGACGCGGTCGAGGTCTATTTTGACCTGTAACCATAGCAGACACACGTGTTGTATCAAATCGGTAATTAAACTGATTTGGATACAACACAGATTTGCCCTCGCCATTAAACGGGGACACCAGAACAGCAGCACTACGTGTATTGCCGTCCCGGAGATCAAAAGAAGCAGCCTCAACTCGCGCGACTTCGCTTCCTGTACCCGAAGTGGGCCCCACATTAGCTTCTGTCCATAACAAACGGCCATTAACTAACGCAGGATCTCGAAGATTTCGCCTAATCTCGAGAGAGTACCGTTCGGTATTATTGAGCTTAGAATGCTCATAATGCCAATACATTGAACCCCTCATTCCCTTAAAACATGGTACCCACATGTGGAAAGGAGTGTTGACTGCGAATGAGTAGGGTTTGTTACCACTTACGAAACTTTCCGCACTAAAATTAGATGTAGGATCAAAACCGTTGAAGTACGGATAAATTGAGTTGTTAAAAACAACCCATTTGATCAAATAAGCACCTGGTATAGTGTTGTTGAAAATGTGTAAGGTAACATTGGGGTTGGATCTTCGAAGAACAGTGCGTATAGAACGCACTGGATCTCCGAAATAAACATCGTATTGATGTTGGTTTGTGTTGTCCTCCGAAGAACCCGAAATTGATACTTCTCCTCCTTGAGGGGGAAAGTACGAAAAAGTTCTATCGACAGGAGTTTTAGGAACACAAAACTCTAGACTTGGTGAACCACGCACGAAAATCAAAATACGCACAGTGGCTGAAGGTTCGGGAGCGGATAACGCGTTCAAAACAGAACATGTTAGCATACCATTTGTTGTCTCTGCGTCAACAAAGTTAACAAACGTTTGCCCCTTAACGCGCAAATAGGATAAGGCACCCACTGCGTTCAACTCTGGCGTTTTCAACCAATGTCGTGCTTGGTTGTAGGGAATTCGAATTTCGATATCCTTCTCTTGAGAGATATCAACCACTCGATTCAACGCAGTGTTATTATTAGCACTGGATCCAAACAGTGCCAACATGGGGTCCCACACAAAGCGCAATCTACCTCGATGGTATTCCGAACAAATGATCTTGAAACGGAAGACTAGATCTCCCCTCCAATACCCAAAGGTCTGACTAAGCAAACCAATAGGAGTGAAGGAGATTTCGTCCCCATTCAAAACATTAGGTCCAACCACGTACTGGGTAGGATGCACTGGAGACGCAATTATGGTCGTGTTGGTGACGTCAGTAGGCGCCCACACACATGACCCAATATAGGCCTCCCTCTGTGAGAGATTGCTAACGGTGAGTTCATCAACGTCTCCTAAACCCACAGTGCGAGGGTCAACACTCAACTCGCACTTAGGATCCAGGGATAAAGTATCACCTGGAACTGAAATGGCAGAAGAAGCCATTCCATGGTAAGGGGCCTGTCTAACAGGCTCAACGTTAGCGATATTAGGTGGATTAGTCCACCCAAATATTGAAGCAATTTTGGACAATGCAGAAGCTCCCATAGAGGTTGCTTTTGCAAAGATGCCAATACCTGGAACAGAAGTCAAAGGCTCAGCAATAGCTGCAACTGTACCCGCTATCGAAGATACAGGTCGCTTAGCATATTCATCCATAGACTTAGCCGTCGCCGCTTGCCACATTTGTGGAACGCGATTAACTACGTCGGATAGAATACCCATTTGCAAAGAAGCTTTGTGTGTAAGTCCAGAAAGTTCAACCTTCTCGAACCACACATAAACTTGTATATCAACTTCTTGTCCAACAGAACCATTCGCTGTATCTAGAGAATCAGCCTCAAAGAAACGCAAGGCACCCATATTCTGAACTTCAGAAAGATTAGTTAAATCCAACCAATCTAGATCATAAAGAAATGGGAAAACAATTTCACCACCTTGGCTTGTTGCAGGCAACAACCAAATGTGTGGAAATTGAGAATACTCGCAGATACGGTTATCGGTTATATTGGCAGCGGCACCAACATCATAGCCATGGGCTACGAGAGGTTCGTACGCAGCAATAAGTGCTCCATAATTAAAAGGTGAGGAATTAACCAACACCTTGATATGTATTTCTCCTTGGAAGAAAGCATAATTTTCGATCTTTCGTTGAATAGAGGCGGCTTCAAAGAAACTACGCCAAACATCAATACGAACAGACCCAAAAGGAGTGCCCTGCAACCAGGAAATAGAAGAGACCAAAGTTGGGCGAGATAGAAAATCGCACAACTGGCCGATGTCTATTTTATCCATCTTAAAAGTTGGATCAGTCATAGACGGCTGTGTATACAAACTCTCTCCGAGATTATCGGAAAATTGAGTCGTTTGCATTTGATCTCCCATTGGTATAACGTGCTCGGATTGTGGCACGCCAACGTTATCTGGGACATCCATAGTAGTTCCATTCGAGGGGGCGGAACTATTCCCCATAGTATTCGTCATATTAGATGAACATTGTTTAGAGATGGCAGTGGTGTTCAAAACACTACCAAATGCGTTGGATTTGATCATAGCTTTATTATTTAAAGACACCACACATGATCAGTAGGCCCACGAAGTAGCCTGTGTCTCTCATCGATAATTCACTGTCGCGTTCATCCTGCCAACACAGGATTTGCGCCGCACTTAATCGACGAATGTTGTTTCGGTTTGTCTCCACGGGCACAACATTAAAAAGCCCAATTGCGAGCTTAATCGCTTGCTTCATCCTCCTGTACTACCCCACACTTGACAGCGTAGGGGTCTCCGTTCAGAAAAGGCTCTGAAGCCAAACGATAACGCTCGGCCAATTCCAACCAGGTCGGGAGCGGGTTAAAATACTCAGCGTATTCATATAAACCTTGACTCTCCATAATCTGGTGGAATTTCGCTCTCCTATCCTCAAATATGGTTTTTCCATACCAAAAATATTCATCCATTGCTGAACGAACCACGGCAAGCATATGCTGCTCGGCCGTAAATGATTTGGAAGCCACACACGAAGTCAACATTTTACTGATTGAATCGTGTTCAAGAGGACCAACGATAGCCTGGAGATCTTCATCATAACGAAATGATCGTTTAAGAAAAGATGTTTGGCTAACATGAATGAAAGGGAGCGATTCTTGCTGTTTATCTGGCATTGTATATTCAACATCAATCAACTGCAAAGTTTCTTGAATAGTGGTGTGATTGAAAAATGTGATTTCTTCACTCACACTCATGATATTGTCATCGCCATAGGTCAATAATGAAACATTGTCCTGGAAATCACTGATCACACCAAAAGGGTTTAAGTGAAGATAGGCATAACGCATATACAAGGAATTAACAATGGAATTAATGATAACAGTTAGTGGATGCCCACTAGGGTTAGTACCATTAAATCGAACCAGATCCCCGAAGAAATCTGTTGTAGGAAAACAGATATCTTGGGCAATACAATCGATTGCAGTTAATTCAGTATCAGTGTATCCGGCTCTTTCACAAAGAGCACGGAGTATATCGAAAGCAGCTAAAGTAAAAGCAGGGGACATCTTCTTATCAAACTTGGAGTAATCTCCAGCAACGATACGATGCTCACCAAACTTAGTAATAAGGCGGTATTTTAACTCCCACTCTTTACTTTGCGCTTGAACACCAATAGCTGTCTCAAAAGCAGCAGTATTTCTCTGAATCACCCGAATGACTGGGAGAAGAAACTTGCGAACCACAATGGTAAAATCCATGGGAGCAGCACAAAAGATGCGCGTTTTCGCAGCATCTCTTTTCTCCTTAGAAACAGGCTCGTCTTTGAAACTCGCGGCAAACACAGGGTGGAACTGACGTCCCTCCGAGTAAGCCTCTAGAATACCATCAACTCTATCAGCAATCTCTTGCGTCACACGAACTCTTCCAGTTGGTAAACCGGAATCGTCCACAATTGGTATGAGATGCTTGTGCTTAACTTCCCTCCAGGGGAAGCCAGCGGAGGTGCTTCTTTTCATCGCATCGATGTAGGAAACACCCGCCACTCCGTTAACACATGAATCAATATCTAGGGGCTTTATAAGTTCAAACTCGCTTGGTGGAAGACGATGAATTATATCTGCCAAGAAGGCATCTCGACATTTATTCAGTCGTTTGTAATCTACACCTTGACTAGTCTGAATCATATGCTTGAGAGAGTTATGCTTAGGTTCATATCCTCTCATTACTGGAGCATACATTTTATCAACTATAGACAAGGGTCCATCGTCGCGCGTAGCTTCAACGAAATCCTTGCCCAACAAAGTCTTAATAACGTGGCTCTTGGATCCTTCCCGGAAAGGAATCGAACCAAAAACCTCCATACTGCCGTTCTTTGACAAATAACAAAATGGGCTCTTTCTATGAAGACTTTCAAGCGCAATTTCGCCCGTTTTCTCGCATGTCATTAGAGGCACGCTGGGTAAAACTTTGGCTTGTGCTGGAAAAGTTGTTAATAAAGACTCAATTAAGTTTTTATCTATTCTCCGAGACAATATACGCCACCGATCTGCTATTTTGGGATGCTGTATGCACCCAACATGAAGACCGACAACAACACATCGTCCATTGAAAATTGCAATCAGAGGAGATCCGCAATCCCCCTCGCGGGTTTGATCTTTGGATGTACCTCTAAAAGTTGGCAACATTAGATTTTCTCCATATCGAGTAACCATCATATCACGCGCAGCTACGTTACACACGATTTCGGAGGTGGTTATAGAACCATCCTCCTCGCGCGTTAGACGAAAAGCGTTAAATTCTGGCCTCTCTAGGGAGTCCTCTTTGAACATATACTCCAATAGTGAACGATTGCTTGGCAGATCGACAACTCGAAAAACGGCTATATCATTTGGTTCATCCAAAATAATATTGACACCGTAGTTCAACTGAATTGTTCGTCTCAGACCAACGGCGGAATTCGGTGCACATTTGGTCAAAAACATACGTAACGGTCGCTTTTGGAAAAAGTGAGCATTTGTTAAATACAATTGCCCACCAAGAGCTAAAACTCGCCCGAAACAAGTAGGACCAGAGCCCCCGTCAACCACCATATAATAGCAGTTGCGGGAGAAAATCTCTAATTGCTCATTAACCGATATTGCACCCCGCGACAAAATTGCCGGGGATAAATCAATATTAGAAAGGGCTGGTCGTTCTTTCCAAGTCCAAATATTCGCCCGCTCATTACTGGGTTGCGGAACATTAGACGAAAAGACACCACCGTTTAATTCATGTGTACTTTCTTCACTCTCCTTTGTTTTCTTCTCTTTTCTCTTGGAAACAAGAGTAAATAGACCATACGCAGCCGTGGCTGTAGCCACCACATACACGGTATACTTCAAGAAAGTTTCAACACGGGAAGAATAAAGTTCTCGACGCAAATATCTGGAAGCTCTCCGTAAAACGTAATCTTCCATTCTGCCAGCCAAGTATCCAAATATTCTACTAAACAACACAAGGTTGTAGCGAATACACAAGACACTAGCTGATCGAAAGACATTTATAGTTGACATATACAACCATAACCAAACGAAACGCAAAGAAAAGAATCTCGTCCACTTCTCACTACAAACGTAAGAGCTGAACTTGGGTTCTTCTGAACTAGAGCTATCCTCAGCTATAGGAGCCTGTGGAGCATCATCACGAACACCAACCTGTAAAGGCACAGTGACAGTTTTGACCGCTCGGTTACACACATCACCGCAAAACAAACGATCACCAAAACACAATGGACATATGGGAACTTTACAATAAGAACCCAATGCATCGCGCAAATTGGCTGTGTCGGCGTAGTACTGCTTAATAGCAGCACCAAACCACTTCATGAATTCCGAAACACTATCGGTTTTCAACACAGGTTCAAAAGCAGCCGCCACTCTATGAATGGCACCACCAACTTGTGGTCCAGGGACAGTTTTCTCTACTAAGAAAGTCCAATAATCGTCATAGTGGCCTTCATAGGGTTCGAGATTACTTACGTCCAACATAGGATTAGTATTGTGGACACTTGTCTTTGTGTACTTATCTTTAGGGACTACAGTAATAACAAAAGGAAAACGTCGCTGGACAGCTAGAGGAACCGAGAACCACATAGAGGCGTTCAAATCCTTAACATTTGTAGACGCCAAAAAGAGCTTCGGACAGACTGGGTATCTACCCTTACGCTCCAGTTCGGCTTGTGGAGGAGTCCACGGCATTGGATTAACGATTCGAATTATCTCATCAAGAGTGGGATCTTCAGCTGCTTTTGACGGCAAAGCAACGGCAACATCGTCTAAGACAATACACCATTGATATGTATTAAAACCACTCCAGTACTCGTCAGCAACACTACGTGTGTACATGAACGATTGATCAGTTTCTAAGGGTTTACCCAAAAGGGAGCTAACCTTAGCAAAATGTGCAAACATCATGTGCATGATAGATGATTTACCAACAGAGGAAGGGCCATTAATCAAAAGAGCAAAAGGAGGATCCCTCTTACTCTGAGCGAGCTGTATTAATTTAAAATCTCTTTCCAACCCTTGAATTTCTTGAAAACGCCGTTCGAAAACTAACGTTTCTGAAGAAGACAATAACTGTTTGTTTCGAGAGAGATATCTTCCCTCGTCGATACAAGCTAATATTTCTTTTTCAAAGACTTCCACTGAAACACCAAAAGGTGCAGGATTGGACAAAACAGCATAATCACCCTTGAGCTTGTGAAAAAGCAAGTTCCATTTAGTAACACGATCTTCTGTGAAGACAAGATCAGTAATATCACCTGTCAACCAAAATTTCTTGGTATTCATCAACAGAACTCGTAAGCTTTCCAAGGACGCTCGAGCCATACCCGCTGCGAAAGTAACGGGTTTGGTCTCAAGTAAGTGTGAAAAATCCCTATAACGCTTAACATTAGTGGTGGGATCGATATTGTATTCCTGAAACACAGCGAAACTAAGCACATAACTCAATAGCTTACCGAGTTGCGCTAGCAGCTGGCTCCTCTCAAATTGATCCATATAATTAATTGAATCATCGAGAAAGGAATCAATACCCCCTTGGAGAGGCACTTGCGGAAAACCGCGGCCAAAAGCACGCACACAAATTTCCGCAATTTCGAATAAACCTTGTTCTGCTAGAACTAAAAACGAACGCCGATACACATGTTTAATAAAGTGTACGAAAGCACGAATTTGAGCTCCAACTGAAGAAGCTTCAGAAAGATCGCAATATAATAAAATACCAATTTCCAAATACCCGAGAAAACGAGTTTTGTCAAAGATAGGATAGCCGATGGAAGGCCATTCAATATCGCTTACGATACGACGCAAGTTATCAAAAGGACTTCTATCGCTAAACCAACCGGATTGTGCTTCAAAAGCACAACTATTGTTATTATTTTTCATAGAATTTGTTGATTTTCCATTTTTGTTTTGTTTTTTACTCACTGAACGTGAGTTTTTCTCTGGTGATGGTGGTGGTGAAACGAGAAATCGTTCCTCACACCAACCATCAAAATTTTCTGCTCG